CTGGTCTTGCCCAGCAGCGCATGAACTACACCTCTGCCCAGCCGATGAAGATCATCGCGACGGCGGATGTGTATCTTGGTGACTTCGGTGAGGTGGCGATTGTCCCGAACCGCTTCTCGCCGGGTAACTTCGCGTTCGTGCTTGATCCTGAGTACGCTTCGGTTTCGTACCTGCGTCCGTTCCGCACGTTCGATCTCGCCAAGGTTGGCGACTCGGACAAGAAGGAAATGGTCGTGGAATACGGCCTGCGCATCAAGAGCGAGAAGGCTCACGCTGTTATCGCCAACCTGATCGCTTCGTAAGTTAAGAAGGGCGGGATTTCGGTCCCGCCCTTTCTCTGGAGGATTGTATGGCTGAAGAATACGCGCCTGGTTCTTTCAATCTTGGTTATGATAGTGTAAGTGGAACGCTTACCAAGATGCATGTCACTACGGATCAGAAGCTGGTCTTTGAGGACATTGTTCAGATTGACGAGATAGCGGAGCGCAACAAGGCGGATCGGGATGCTATCAGCAATACGGAGCGCCTTCCTGACGGTATGGTCAGAGTGGCGTCTTTGCCAATGATGGTGTATCTTGAGCTTCAACAGAAGGGAATTTTGAAGGACAAAATGGCCCTTCGGAAGTGGCTAAGGTCTGAGGCGGCGGCGCCGTTTCGTACTCACAGGATCACGAGCTGATGGCGACGATTACGAATTATTCGACGCTTCAGAGCGCCATTGCTGACTTCCTGAACCGGGCTGATCTGACTTCTCAGATTCCGATGTTTATCCAGTTTTGCGAGGCTGACCTTAATACGCGCCTTCGGTGCAGGGAGCAGATTGTCAGGGCTACGACGACGAACGATGACGAGTTTGTAAAACTTCCGACAGATTTTGTTGAGGCAATTAACCTCCAGATTGTAGGTGGTCAAACACCATTGCGATATGTGACGCTCGACCAGGCTGACCAGATCAAGGAAGCTCAGGTTTACACACAAGTTCACGCTTATTCGCTAATGAATGGGGCGATTGAACTTGTCCCCGCACCTACAGACGATGTTGAAATTGAGATGGTGTATTACGGGAAGGTTCCCGCGCTATCTGATTCCAACACGACAAACTGGTTGCTGACGCAAGCGCCTGATGTGTATCTCTACGGCTCGCTCCTTCATGCTGCGCCGTTTCTTCTGGATGACCAGCGCATCCAGACGTTTAGCCTTTTCTACTCATCTCGCGTTGATACACTCAATGCCAACGCAGATAGGGTTCTTCATAGCGGTTCTCCGTTAATCGCGCGTACACGTCGCGCATACGCGTAGGTAGGAGATAGGAATGTCTAAATCCAACGCATTCGAAAATGCTCTCCTGCAACTAATCTTCAACGCGACGGCCATTGCCAATTTGGCGGATAATGCGGCTTCGTCACCTTTGACGAGCCTGTATATTTCTCTTCATACTGCTGATCCTGGCGAGGCTGGCGATCAGTCTACGAGTGAAGCAACATATACTGGATACGCGCGTGTCGCCGTTGCTCGCACTTCTGGTGGATGGACTGTGACGGCAAATAGCGTTTCTCCTGTTGCTAACATTGACTTTCCTATTGCGACTGGCGGGACAAACACAATTACCTATTTTGGCGTAGGCTCTGCGGCTTCTGGAGCAGGCGTCCTGTATTACAGCGGCACTGTTACGCCTAACATCTCTGTTGTGAATGGTGTTATTCCGCGACTTCGCACGACCTCTACGATCACTGAGGACTAATAAATGGCGCACGTCACCGCTGATCGCGTCCGCGACACTTCCACGACGACTGGCACCGGAGCGTTTGCCGTTTCCGGTACAGCGCCGACCGGCTATCGCACGTTTTCGGCTGTTCTGACGACAAACGACACATGCTGGTATGCGATCCAGCACCAGTCCGCTGCGGAATGGGAAGTGGGGCTTGGCACCTATTCGAGCGCCAACACGATCACGCGCACGACGGTGCTGGCATCTTCCAATAGCGGATCCGCCGTCAGTTTCTCCGCTGGCACGAAGGACGTGTTCATCACGCTGGCTGCTGCCAAGACGGTGCAGTTGGATGCGAGCGATAACGCTTCTGCGCTAGGAATAGTAGCGTCTGCTACACTGACTAATGCGACCGGGCTTCCGATTTCGACAGGTGTGAGTGGGCTTGGGACAGGCGTGGCAACATTCCTTGCGACACCTAGTTCTGCCAATCTAGCATCTGCCGTCACCGACGAAACAGGTAGCGGCGCACTTGTTTTCGGAACAAGTCCGAGCTTCACGACATCCGCCCTTTTCCCAGACGGAACGGCATCTGCGCCGTCTATTGGTCATGCGGGAGATACGAATACCGGCTTCTATTTTCCCGCTGCTGATACGATTGCGGCTTCCACAGCTGGCTCGGAAGCAATGCGCATTACAAGTACGGGAAACGTAGGTATTGGGACAACAAACCTAAGCACAATTTCTTTCCGCGTTACAAAAAACATAACTGGATCAACGACGGCATATCTCTCCCGTTATGATGGAACAGTTCAACCGGATGTTACAGGAACGTCATACGGTTCAGCAGTAGTTGTCGGAACGGCGGCAAATGGTGGAACGCCTTACACAACAACCAATATATTTAATTATAATGTAACTCAAGGCGCATTTAATGCCGACAGCACTGTCTCAAGCCAATATGGATATTCGGTTAACGGGAACTTGATTGGTGCGACAAACAATTTTGGGTTCCATATTAGCAATACGGCAGCAGTAACGACTGGAAAGACCTCCTATGGGTTCTATTCTTCCATCAATACAGCAACAGGCGGAGGCACCACTTATCAACTTTTTATGGCCGGGACGGCTAATAGTTACATTAACGGAAACTTGGGTATTGGCACATCATCTCCAGACGCAACATTAACTGTCAACACAATCGCCAGCTTCGGCGATGGCGCTGTCACAACTCCGTCTATTGCTCATAAAGGAGATCTCAATACCGGCTTCTGGTTCCCGGCTGCTGATACTATTGCGGCATCTACTGCCGGGTCAGAGCGTATGCGCATTACAAGCAGCGGTAACGTAGGTATTGGAACGTCGTCGTTTGGAACTTCAGCGGTTAGCGTTCTTGGCATTGCCACAGGAACAGCACCAACAACTGGACCCGCCGACACGATTCAAATCTACTCAACCGACCTGTCAGCAGGAAATACCATGCTGTCGCTTTATACCGAAGGTACGCCGGTAAATGCAAACACAACCGCCGCCACAACTCACCGCATCGCTATTCGCGTAAACGGGACGGTTTACTACCTTCTCGCCAATACCGCAGCATAACGGAAAACGCACATGGCAACCACAATCGAATGGATCGTTTCGCAAATGGACTGCTACCCTGAAAAAGAGGGCGAGCAGGACGTGGTGTTCACTGTGCATTGGCGCTGCAACGGCGTTGACGGGCAGTATAACGGCACGTCCTACGGCACGCAGAGCCTCACCTACGAAGCTGTATCGCCGTTCACGCCTTACGCCAATCTGACCCAAGCACAAGTCATCGGCTGGTTGCAGAGCGCAATGGGTGCGGAGCGCGTCGCAGAGATTGAAGCATCTGTTGCAAACCAGATCGAGAAACAGAAGAATCCGCCAGTTGTTACGCCGCCGCTCCCGTGGGCAGCGCCGTAATAGCTTTTATAACCAACTCACAGGAGGGGTAACGTGGAAGATAAAGAAGTATCTATTACTCTGCCGGTCAAGGCGTGGAATGTTATCATGAATGCTCTAAGCCAGCGTCCGTTTGCGGAGGTTGCTGAACTTATTGCAGTCATGAAGAAACAAGCCGACGAGCAGCTTACAAACATCCAACAGCAAGAAACTGCTGAAAATGATTTTGGAAACTGACCAGATCGAGTTTGTTGGAGACTTGAGCCGCGAGGACGCAAAAGTCCTCGCGCGCTATGGCAAGGAGAGCTGCCAGATACTTGAGTTTGGATGCGGTGGAAGCACGCAGATTTTGGCTCAGTGCTGCCCCAGACTTTTGTTTCTGTAGAAACCGAAAACTCTTGGATTAAACGGACTAAGGATAACTTATCCCGCATAAGCCACACTGATTGGACGTCGCCGACATTTGTTCCATACGACCTGTTCAAAGGCGGAGAATTTGACCTAATTTTTGTTGATGGCATTCCAGATAAGCGGTTAGATTTTGCCATGCACACATGGCCGATGCTCAAGTCTGGCGGTTACATGATCTTCCATGACACACGCCGCTTTGAGTATTTTAAGAACTTGGCGTGGGTCATGCAGTCTTTTTTCAATGAAATTGGTCATGTCGGCGTGAACGAGTCCGACAGCAACATGAGCGTAATCTATAAAACAGATCCTGTTCAGTATGTGAACTGGAACCTGACAGAAGATAAGCCTTTATGGGCTTATGGGGCTGAAACCATGCCGGAGGGGGCATCATTATGGAAGATCGGAAACTGAAGATCGCCGTCTATGCAATCAGCAAGAACGAAGAGCAATTTGTCGAACGCTTCTGCGAGGCGGCAAAAGACGCCGATCTGATTTCAATCTCAGATACGGGGAGCGACGATGGCACGATTGAAGTGGCTCGACGCTGCGGCGCTTTGGTCAATAGCATTTGTATTACTCCTTGGCGTTTTGACCACGCTCGCAATGCTGCTCTCTCTCTTGTACCTCGCGATATTGATATTTGCGTTTCTCTGGACCTAGATGAGGTGCTTCAACCCGGCTGGCGTGAAGAGATTGAGCGTGTTTGGGATCTTGGGAAAACAACCCGTCTCAGGTACATGTTCGACTGGGGCTGCGGCATTGCCTTCAAATACGAAAAGATTCATGCTCGTCACGGCTATCACTGGCACCATCCATGCCATGAATATCCCGTTCCAGACGGTCGGATCAAAGAGGTTTGGGCCGACACGGACATGCTTCTGGTTGTCCACAAGCCCGATCCAACCAAGTCACGCGGCCAGTATCTCGATCTTCTTGAGCTTTCGGTAAAAGAAGACCCGGATTGCCCGCGCAATGCTTTCTACTATGCCCGCGAACTCAGTTTCCATCGCAAGTGGCAAGAAAGTATTGACGCCTGCAACAAGTACCTGAAGCTGCCTCGGGCCGATTGGCCAAACGAGCGGTGCTACGCCTACCGCGTCATGGGACGGTGCTATAACGAGCTTGGCGACACCTATAACGCTGAACGTATGTTCCAGATGGCGGCCTATGAGGCTCCGAATACACGCGAACCTTGGTGCGAATTAGCTTTGCTGATGTATCGGCAGCATCGTTGGGAAGAATGCTTCGCGGCGGCTATGCGGGCATTGCGGATTACGGATCGCCATATGGTCTATACCGTTGACCCGGAGGTCTGGGGCCACCAACCTCACGATCTCGCGAGTATTGCCGCCTATCATCTTGGTCTCCATGATATTTCAATAAAACACGCTAAAATAGCGGTTGAAATGTCGCCGCATGAGGAGCGGCTTCAAGCCAATCTCCGGTTTCTGCTGGAAGGCCCGCCAGAGGAAAAGGTAGCATGAAAATGGAAGCGCAGTTTATCATAAATGTTCTTGGCGGGATTGTTATCGCCGGGATTGGTTGGGCTGCGCGAGAACTATGGACTGCGGTCAAGGCTCTTCGTGACGATGTCAAACGTATCGAAGTCGCATTGCCAACGAACTATGTGCAGAAAAACGAGTTTACTGAAGGATTAAAAGAGATCAAAGAAATCTGTCGGCAAATCTTTGATAAGTTGGATCACAAACAGGATAAGCCCTGATGAATGTTAATATAACCGATCCAGACAACTTAAAAAAATATATTGGAGTGGCGACAGCATCTTTCGCTGCAATTGGCGGAGCTTATACTACAATTGACAATATGGGGGTATTTAAGAATCCTATTGTGGAATGGGTTCCTGAGTACTTTAATATATCTGACGGCCCTGCTGACGGCGAGTTTCGTGTTGTCGTAGCAAGGAAAAAGTTTCGAGATTGTGCCGTAGAAAAATTTACCCTTGAGATTAGAGACGCTAATCTTGCCGTTCACAAAGCAAATTCTTCTGTTGCGGTCTTTTCAGGTCCGGCAACTAGAGAAGTTGATAAATTTGCTTATAAAGTTACAATAGAAAAACCACAAACTGTGGCTTCCGGGAAAGCTACTTTGCTGGCTCACATTGACTACAAGTGTCCTGATGGGGCGCAGACGGTCAATTATCCAAACCACCCCAACCTGACATTCAACATAGAGGCTGTAAAATGACTGACACGGCATCTCTGATAAAAGCTCTTGGTCCACGGGGAAATAAGCCATTTATGGATGGCTTGATTGCCTGTGCAGACAGCATTCTGGCTCAGTATGAAATTAACACGCCTCTCAGGCTTGCTCATTTCTGGGCGCAAGCTGCTCACGAAAGCGGTGGGTTCAAATATACCCATGAGATATGGGGGCCAACTCCCGTTCAAAAACGCTACGAAGGACGCAAAGATTTAGGAAACAATCAGGTTGGCGACGGTTTCAAGTTCAGGGGTAGGGGCATTTTTCAGCTTACCGGGCGTGCTAATTACAAGACCTTTGGCGACAAGATTGGAGTTAATCTTGTTGAAAACCCAGATGCGGCGTCATCGCCTGAAAACGCGCTTAAGATTGCCTGCGAATATTGGAAAAGCCGGGGGCTAAACAAACTGGCCGACGCCAATAATATTGAAGCCATAACCAAACGCATTAACGGCGGTCAAAATGGTCTTGCTGACCGTAAGGCTCGCTACAAAATGGCATGGCAATACGTTAGTGAAGACGAAGAGCGCCCCAAACCTGCCAAGACAATGGCTCAGAGCAAAGAAGGAAATGCGGCAATCATCGCTGGCGGTGCCGGTGTTGTTGCGACGGCTCAGGAAGTCATCCCTGTTGTCAAGGAAGCAAATGACGCTATAGGCGGCCTCAAGGATGCTTTGGGGCAGCCAATGGTAATTGCCATGATTTTAATGGTAATAGCGGCTGCGGCCATTTGGTACTGGCGCTGGCAGAGGATGAAAGACGATGCTTAGTTTTCTGTTTAGTCCTATCACCCGCCTTCTGGGCGGTATAATGGCTGTTTTGGCTGTTATTGGTGCTATTTACGGAAAAGGACGGCGTGACGCACGCCAAAAGATCGAAGGAGAGGCTAATGCTGAAGCTCTTCGCAGGACGCAAAATGCTATTGATTCCGGCAATCGGGCTGCTTCTGGGGAGTTGCGCGCAGACGACGGCCATAAGCGGCGCGAGTAGCGCCTGTGCGGTTTGGCCCTATGTAAGCTGGTCCGACAAGGACACTGACAAGACCATTGCAGATGCAAAAATGAATAACGCCCGCCGGGACGGCTGGTGCAAAGATGGCAGATAAGTGCTAAAATAGGCGCTCAGGAGCGCGGAAATGACAACTGGCCTCTCATACGCAGGAACGGTCGCCGGGACGACCAGTTACATTACCCAGATTGCGACGATGGCCGTCGTCGAGGAGAGCAATGCGGAGTTTCTGAAAATACTTCCGCAAATGATCACCTACGCCGAAAATCGCATATACCGCGAATTGGACTTTCTCTTCACATCTGCGGCATCTACGGCTTACACTTTGTCTACCGGCAGTCGCTCAATTGTTGTGTCGGCTGCCACTTTCCCCGATGGCACGCTTGTTGTTCCAGAGCAGATTAACCTGATCACGCCCTCTGGTGTGTCCAATCCGAATGCCGGCACGCGCGTGCCCCTTACTCCGACAACCAAGGAATTTCTGGACGCCGTTTATGGAACTTCGAGTTCCACGGGGCAGCCTAAGTACTGGGTTCCCTTTGACAACTATACATTCCTCGTCGGCCCATATCCCGACGCGAATTACACTGTAGAGATCGTAGGCACTTATCGTCCCGCCAGCTTGTCGGCAACGAATACGACAACCTTCATCAGTCTTAATCTCCCCGACATCTTCATCATGGCAAGCATGATCTACGTTTCGGCTTACCAGCGTAACTTTGGCCGTGCGAACGATGATCCTCAGATGGCCGTGACTTATGAAAGCCAGTATCAAGCACTGCTCAAGGGTGCAATGGTCGAAGAGGCTCGCAAGAAGTTTGAGGCGTCTGGCTGGTCTTCTCAGTCTCCATCGCCAGTTGCAACGCCAACGAGGTAATAGAACATGCCTCACGCGGCCTTAAAACTAATTCCCGGAGTTGATCAGAACCGCACTCTTGCGCTTAATGAAGCTGCGCTTTCAGAATCCAACTTGATCCGCTTTGTTCCTGATCGGCAAGGCATTGGACTTCCACAAAAGTTGGGCGGATGGACAAAATTCTACAATGGTAGTGTTGGTTCTGTCATACGCGCTCTTTGGGCGTGGGAAGACACAAATGGTCGTTCATGGCTTGGGGTAGGCGCAGAATCATCTTTGAACTTAATTCTTAACAATGCTCTTCAGACAATTACGCCACAGACAACGACAGCAAATATTGCGGTATCTTTTGCTACAACGAGCGGCAGCTCGACTGTGACCATCAATGCGACTGGTAGTGGTCTTGATGCTTATGATGTCGTCGACATTCGCACGCAAGTTTCTATAGGCGGCCTGATCCTTTTTGGAAAATATCCAGTAATTCCAGTCACAGCCAACCAATTCCAAATTCAAGCCGTCGATGTCTTTGGTAATCCAAAATACGCAACTGCAACAGTCGCAGCCCCCGGTGGAGCTGTTGCTTCTTTTGCGACCACATCTGGCAGTGCGTCTGTCACGGTAACTCTTAACAATCACGGACTTCTTGCTGGAGACACGTTTCCGGTTCTTGTTCCCACGACGGTCGGCGGCATTACGCTCTCGGGCAATTATAATGTCCTTGCGTCTCCCGCGCCAACCACGAATACGTTTGTTATAACTGGTGCAAATGCTGCTTCGGCCACGACAAGTGGCAGTGAAAACGGCGGCAATGTGCAGATGATCTATTACAATGGCATAGGCCCAGTGGCGGCTAATGCCGGTTATGGTGTTGGCGGTTATGGTACGGGCGGATATGGCTCAGGCGTTGTTGCGCCTTCTGGAGCAGGAACACCGATAACCGCTGTAGATTGGACGCTCGATAACTGGGGCGAAATCTTCGTTGCATGCCCTCTGGATGGGCCAATCTACACATGGTCTCCGTCAGATAATACGCCTGTGGCGACGATTATAGCCAATGCACCAATTGCTAATGCTGGCATGGTCGTGGCCATGCCACAGAGGCAAATTATTGCGTGGGGATCTACGTTTAATGGCGTTGAAGACGCGCTTTTGCTTCGCTGGTGCGATGTTGATAACTACAATATTTGGGCACCGCAAGTCACCAATCAGGCAGGCTCTTTCCGCGTACCAAAAGGCTCAAAAGTAGTCCAGTGCATCCAAGGGCCACAACAGACGCTTGTGTGGACGGATCTTGGCGTCTGGGCGATGCAATACGTTGGGCCGCCCTATGTCTACCAGATCAATGAGCTTGGAACTGGCTGTGGCCTGATCGGTCGCAAAGCTGCCGCGTCAATGGGCGGCATTGTCTACTGGATGGGTCAGAGCCAGTTTTTCCGTCTTGCAGGGGGCGGTGTAGAGCCAATTCGCTGCCCAGTATGGGACGTGATTTTCCAAGATCTTGACACCGACAATCTCGACAAGATCCGCGTAGCGCCAAATTCTCGCTTTGGAGAAATCACTTGGTATTATCCGACCAACAGCAACGGCGGCGAAGTCAGCCATTATGTGAAGTATAACATCATTCTCGACCAATGGGATTTTGGCACGCTGGGACGAACTGCATGGATCAACGAGAGCGTTCTCGGGCCGCCGATCGGCGCTGCAACCAATAATTTTATCTATCAGCATGAGACATCGACTGATGCTGATGGCATGGCGATGAACAGCTCATTCCAAACTGGTTATTTTGCCATGACGGAGGCTGACGTAAAAATCTTCGTCGACCAGATTTGGCCAGACATGAAGTGGGGTTATTACGGCGGCGCGCAGAACGCAGAAGTATTACTCACTTTTTATGTCGCAGATTATCCGGGGCAAACACCATTGACCTACGGCCCATTCACCATGACACAGGCTTCGACGTTCATAACTCCCCGTTTCAGGGGCAGGCTCGTGTCAATCAAGGTTGAGAGCAATGACATCGGCTCGTGGTGGAGAATTGGAAATATCCGCTACAGGCTACAGCAAGACGGGCGCTTCTGATGCCAGCAAGTCTCGACGATATTCTGACAACGCAAAAGAACGGCGTCATTGCGCTGAACAATATTCAGCAATCGCTTGCGGCTGAAGTTGCGACTGTCACGACGGCTGTTGCCACGGCTTCGACGTTTGTCATTGCGGGTAAGGGACGCCTGCTCAGGTTCAGCGTCACGGTTGCCGGAACAACTGTCGGCTTCATTTACAATAGTTCGACGCCGACAGGCGGCGCTGCCAGCAATGCCCTTGTCGCCTGCCCGAATACGATCGGCGTCTACGAAGCAAATGTGGTCTTTGACGCTGGTCTTGTGATTGCGCCGGGGACTAGCCAGTCGATCAGCATCACATATCTTCTGGGGTGATCCATGCCGCTTGCTAAGGGAAAATCACAAAAAACTATCAGCTCCAACATTTCGGAATTGATCCATAGCGGGCGTCCGCAAAAGCAGGCTATTGCGATCGCGCTTTCTACGGCGCGCAAGGGGCGAGCCGAGGGTGGTCCATCGCCGGTTATGCAGAAATCAACTGGCAGTACGCATACGGGGCCAATCCATAGCCCAGTTGCCGGGCGCACGGATCACCTGAACATGCACGTTCCAAGCGGTGCGTATGTCATTCCGGCAGACATTGTGTCGGCGCTGGGCGAGGGAAACACGATGGCAGGTTTCCGGGCCGTCAAGATGATGTTCCGCGGCGCTGGTGGCATGGCAACTGGCGGGGAGGCAGAGGCAGGTGAGCCCGTGCCGATCGTGGCCGCCGGCGGAGAATATGTGCTGTCGCCGCAAGAAGTGGCGTGGGTCGGCAAGGGCAACATGGATGTCGGGCATCGCGCGCTCGATGAGTGGGTCAAGGGTACGAGGGCGGAGCTGATCCAGA